TGTTTCTAGGTTAATTTGCTTACCAGTCAATAATTCTGCTTCTAGTTCAGCTGAGATACTATCTTCAAAATTAAGTAATTTACCAGATATAGCTTCTACTTTACCTAAATCAGATCCTAACGCTTTAGCTGACACTGCGGCTTCCGCTAATGCCTTACTACTACCTCCTAATGATAATTTAATAGTATTAGAAGCACCAGCTGTTTCCTTCATCAATTGTTTGACATTAATTGATAATCCTTTTTGAGTTGCTAATGCTTTAGCCCCACCTAAAAATTCAGATGTTGTATCTTGTATACTTTTACCAGTAACTAAAGATATTTTATACATACTGGTTAGTTCATCATTAGTATATCCGGCTTGTTCTCTTAATTTAGTAAATGTTGTTAAATCAAGTTCATTAATATCAGCATTAGCTCCTAATGATGCTCCAATAGCCATATAACTATCAGATATTCTTTTAGCACTAAGAGCAACGTCATTAGAATCAGTAGCTATACTAGCAAATTCTTCTCTAAGTTTAAGAGCACCATTATATGACATATTCATATTTTTAGCTAATTCTCCAGCACCACTATCTATAGCTTTAAAAGCATCAAATATTTGTTTAGCTAAAAACGCAACTCCAGTCATAGGATCTACTAAAGCTTTACCTATAACAGGACCCATTTCTTTAAAAGCCATACCCATGGCTTTAGTTTTAGAAACAGTTTCACCAGTTTCATTTTGTATATCAGATACATCAGATTCTACTTTGCTTAAAACATCAGACATTCCTGGTAGGTTGCCTAAGAATGGGATTTTACTAATTCCTTTCAATAAAGCTCCAGTGTTACCTAAAGTTTTATCAATAGCTTGAGAGTTTTTAACAGAACTTTTTAATTGAGCGTTAAAAGTATGTAAAGCACTATTATCATCATTTATTTGAGCTTCTATATTGTTATAAGCAGTTAAAGCGTCTTGGTATTGTTTTTCAAGAGCATTAGAAATATGACGAACATTTTGTAATCTAGTAACCTCAAGAGCATTTTGATCTTTAGCATTTTCTAAATCTTTTATTCTTTGTTTAGCTTTTTTCTGTAGGACTTCTAATTCTTTAGTAGATAGACGAGTAATTCCTTGTTGATGATATTGTAATTTAGTAGCTAAACTTTCTAATCCTTTAAAACCAGTAACAGTTTTACTCACACCACTGTTCATGTTCTTTATTTCATCAACAATATTAGTGAAAGAAATTAAAGAAGCATTAACATCTTTTAAAAGATCCTCATAAGCATCTCTAAGACGAACTAATTCATTAGCTGCGTTACCTTGGCGATCAGCAAGTTGAGCTGCGTTTCTAGCTGCTGACTCAGTAAGTCCATCTATTTTTTTATAGAGATTAATTAATTCTTGAGCTTCTTGAGGTGTTAGTTGTGCCATAATACAGTTATGCTATGTTATATAATATAAATATAAAGAAAGCCAAGTTTTAATACTTGGCTGCCTTTTTAATACTATCTAATTTTCCTTTAAATTGTGGAGGTAAATCTATTTTACCATCTTTAATTTTTTGAGTTTGAGTTATCAAATCATTATCATTTTGTTTATTTTGATTTTCATAATGTTCCCGCAATTTAGTAAAAGTAAATTTACGTAACCAAATGGGCATATTATATATTGTTTCCCAATCATATCCTCCATTACCCCAAAAAACTATTTCATGAATTTGGGTGAATAAATTCATCCTAAATTGAGGTGCTATCTCAGATGTCAGGCCAAAAAAAGCTAAGTCCAATTGGAATTGTAACTTTTTCATTGCTCCCATTGGGAAAAAAGGTCAGATCTACGTCTGGTTGAACCTCCTTTATATACTCCCTTAACGCTCTGGAGTCACGAGCTAGTAAAGCATTGTCAACAAACTCTCTAATATCTTTTTGATCTCTATCACCATTAATAGAAGTGATGATATATTTTAATCTAGTTGATAGTTCTGCTGATGAGTTTTTGTTAATTTTCTTTAAACTATCTATTTCAGCTCTTATCTGCTTTTCGTCTTTGCCAGTTAATAGTTTAAAAGTAACATTAATACCTGTTGATGGAAGTGTAAAATTAAATTCATTAATTCCCTTTCTAAATAATTTAGTGTCTATAGGAATATTTTCTATAGTAGTTAAATCAATATTGTAATCTTCTCCACCCCAAGTAAATTTATAATCCTTACCATATCCTAAAACACGAGCTGCTACTAATAAGGCGTTTTTATCACCTACAATTAAATCATCATAGTTTACATCAGAAACAATAAGTGATTTAACTAACTCATCTAATACTGTGCCTTTACTAATATAATTTTGGTTAGTTAATATATCTTCTTCACGAGCAGTCATATACTTCATTTCAATTTGACCACTTGATAAAGGAGATGATTCAGGGTATACTAACCCTAGGGAAGGAAGCTCAACCATTTCAGTTGGCATTTTAAATTTATTTTCCATAGATTTTATTTATTATAACTTAATGTCTTATATAAATATATATAAAATTAATTTTTAACGCGCTTCATAATTTTCTTTCATGTAAGGATAATATTCATTTACAGGTTTCCATACTTGGTTAAAAGATTTAGCATTGCTCCCTGTGACTCCAGTAACATTAGCAGATGGATAAACTGTTGTACTATCTGGATTTGTGGGTGCAAATAATAAAGCTGAAGGTAATGCTTTTGAGTCTTCAATATCTAGTGCTGTTTCGTCTAATGATGTGACTTGAAGATTAGTAATAGGATTTTTTATATCATTATACTTATCTAAATAAGTACTAGAAGGAGAATACGGTTGAGAGAATTGTGATGGAGCACCATAAAATTCACCTAATGTTACTTGAGGTGATATATAAGGATATTCTGTAGGAGAACTAATAGCATTAGGTATAACAGTTGTAGGAGCGAATGATGGATTTGTATTATCTAATCCTGTTTCATCTAATGTGTTAGTTTGAGGATTAGTTATTACTGATTTTAATTCGTTAACATTACTTAAATATGTGTTAGAAGGAGTATATTTTTGTGTGAATTGACTAGAAACTCCATTATATTCTCCTTTTGCTAACTCAGGATAATTAGTGTCAATAATAGGATTATCAGTAGTAGCAGCTGAAGAAGGATTTTCAATATCTAAACCTGATAGTCCTAGAGTATCTATTTGTATATCTGGGTTAGCGTTTGAGGCGTATCCATTTTCTTCATCCCATTGTTGTGAAAATGGAGATGTTGCTCCACCAAATGCTCCTTGAGCAAACTGTGGATATTGTGTTATTAAATCAGTATTAATAGCTTCATCTAAATTTGTTTTATCTAGAGCATTAGCTACATTACTACCTTTATTTTCTAATCCTAATGTTGTTGATAGGTAAGTCTTAATTGAGTTATATTTTTGTACAAATTGTGATGTGGCATCATTTTTAATATCAAGAGTTAAAACATTATCAGCATTTATTAATCCTAATATTCCTTTAGCCGGGGGGTTAGCTAAGGATGGGTTGTAAGCTGTTTTATCAGCTTCATTATTATCAATACCAGGTGATATTAAAGGTTGTGCCATATTATTTTATTATAAATATTAGAAAAAGAAAGCTCGCTAAAAGCGAGCTCTTTTTATTGTTAAGTAGTGAAATTAGTAATTTAATACGCAGTAATCCACAGCTACAGTCATTGTGATGTTAACAGCAGTATCTGCAGTATCCCAGCTATAATCACCAAAGTTAGCGTCTTTAATAAATGCGCCTTTAAGAATCCATTCACTTACTACGTCTCCAACAGGTCCTAATACATCTAATACTAAATCCTTTTTATAGAAGTCAGAATATCCATCTCTACCTGTTACTGATTCGTGATGTAAACGTACCCACTCCATTACAGCTTGAGCACCAGAAGGTGTGATTGGATCAAATAATGTCATTTGAACATCACCCCATACTGTTTTACCTTTAACTTTACGTTGTATATTAATGTGGTTTAAAGGTACTTCACCTTGAGTTAAATTAATACCATTTACTCCTTTAACCAAATAACTAGGTACACCATCCATATATAGGATAAATCTATTAGCCTGTTTTGGTTCAAAGGCTGTAAAGAATATTTGGTTTGAATCTAATATTGCCATGTCTTTTTATTTATTATAAATATCTATATAATTAATCTTTATGCTGGGAAGGTAGCTCCAGTTGGTGTAATGTTGAAATCTAAGTAAATAAATTCAGCAGTTTTAGTAGGTTGTAAATAAATTTGACCTACCATTTGATTTTGATCAATTACTGTTGGGGTATTATTACTATCATCCATTATTACTTGGAAAGCATACAAACCTTGTCTTTGTTGAACTGATTCTAAGTATGGGTTAACTTGTGCTAAGAAGTTATTTCTTGTAGCAGCTGTATTTTGTTCAAATACTAGATTTTGAGCTACTTGAGAAATATAATTCTTAAGAGCAATTAACAAACGACGAACATTCACGCGATCTAAAGCTGAAGCTTGTGTTTGTAATGTCTTTTGACCATATACTACTACTCCAGTTCCTGGGAAGGTAGCTATTGGATTAACTTTACCGTTATATAAAGTGTCTCTGTCACCTTGTGCTAAACGTCTTTCAGCTCTAATCACAGTGCTTAAACCACCTCTGTTTATACCTGCTGGTGCAAACCATGGTTCAGAAACACTATCATTATAAGCATATACTCCACCTATCACAGTTGAAGCTGGTACCCAAACGTTTTGTCCTGAGTCTGGATCATTAACTTGGACCCATGGCCAGTAAGAAGCAGCATATGAGCTATTTCTAGTAGCAGCTTGACCAGTAACATCACTTACTAATTTACCATAAGCTACTAAGTCAGCTACTAAAATAGCATCTCCACGATTTTGAGTATTAGTTAAAGCAGTTGTTATAGTACTGGTGTAATCTTGATTATATACACCTGGCATTAATAATACATTGTATTTGTAATCATCTTGGTTAGCTAATAAAGTTAAACTAGATGTATAGTTAGCTGCTACTAATCCTTGAGTATTTGAACTATTAATATTTTGGTAGAAATTAGCTCCAGCTATTACAGCTCCACCAGCTCCACCAAATGATCCACTAGCTGCTAATGGTAAAGATCCAGTAAATGCTGGGTTTGGAGTACCACTATTTAAGAAGTAATTAGGAGTAGTTAAATTAACTGATTTTACACGTACATATCCTGAGCGGTTAGGGAAACTACCTGTTAATTGTAGGTAAGCTGTACCTGTTCCACTATCAGTTTGATATGTGTATTTGTAATCACCTATTACTCTAGCTACATAATTTGGAGAAAAAGGATCTAATGTTAATCCAGCATATGTTTCTAGAACAGTTTGATTATTAGTATTATCATTACCTTGGCGAATTACTAAATCAAATGTTCCTGATGAAGTATTTGGGTTAAGTACTTGCCATCTTACATTGTTAGCAGTTCCATTAACTAATGCTCCTGTTGAATCTTCTGATCCAGTACTATTAGCTATAGCTCCTTCAGTTAATGTTTCTAAAACAAATACTGGTACAGTAGCTAAACTAGCACTAATAATAGCACTACTAGTTGCTGGGGTGTAAGCTCCATTCACAACACGAGTTACTAATAATGATGTACCTCCATTTTGGAAGTAATTATAAGCAGCTATAGATGTGAAATAAGTATAAGTTTGAGCTGATGTTAAGGATCCGCTTGTAAAAGTAGTTCCAAATTTTTGTTGATATTGAGAATATGAAGTCACTACAGTTGGAATACCAACTGGACCTGAAACTGTTGGACCTACAATAGCTGCTCCAGCAGTTATTGGGCCAGCGGTTACAAATGAGCTATCATTTTCTCTTGCTAATACGCCTGGTGATATTAGAGTTTCTGCCATGGTTTATGTTATGTTTGTTTTAATTATAAATATCTTAAAAAACGTCAAAATCATGAAACCGGGATAAATTCTCCTTTTTCTAAATCAATATTTCCATCACCATATTTTTCTTGAAGTTCTTTAGCTACTTTAGTTTCGTCTTCAATTTGTTTTTGAAGTTGTGA